CACTGGTACACGAAGCACTGACACTATATTTTATTCGAGTACAGATGATTACATCCGAAAAACAAATGCCACTGGAATGAGAGCGTCTCTTAACGTCCCAACGAGAACAGGTGGGGATGCCTCTGGGACGTGGGGGATTAATATTACTGGAAGTTCTGGGTCGTGTTCAGGGAATTCAGCGACAGCTTCATCAGCCGCAACGTTGAGTGGTGTCACCATCAACAAAATTTTCAATAACATGGGTGGAAATCATAATAGTCGCACCGACTTTAACGCTATACCGGATGCGGGTGCTTATTACGTGATGGGTAGCACTAATGGGCCTGGTGTGAATGGCGCCAGTCAATACTACGGGTTTACACTTGGTCTCGGTTCTGATTATTCACCTGTAGCAAATCAATCCGCTAAATACGGTACACAAATATATTGGGGTAGAAACGTAAGTAACCCGTACATAAATATACGTTACCTTGAAAATGGATCTTGGGGTAGTTGGCAAAAGGCATCCGCTGGGTATGCGGATAGCGCAGGAAATGCCGACACCGTCGATGGTTTACATGCCGGTAGTTTCTTAAGATCGGATGCAGACGACACTGTCAATGCTGGGGTTACATATAGTTGGGCAGCTACAGACACGCACGGTTTACAATTCAGAAATTCAAGCTACAGTAGTTATTATTTATACATTGGTGGATGGACATCTTCAAACGATAATAACATATCACGCATAAGAAACTCGAGTGGTAACTTACACATCGATAGTGCGGCCAATGGTAATTTATATCTCAATTGGTACACGGGTGGTTCAGTTGAAGTTGGTAGTACTATGAATTTGAATGGTTCTATGACTGTGGATGGTAATACAAACTTGGGTAACGGTAATGGTGATTGGACTCATGTAAATGATGTATTGTATCTAGGCGCTACAGATTCGGGTGATTCACACTTTTACTTCGGTGAGAATTCGTCCGGTTGGTATGGAGAACACTGGTACTGGGATTCTGGATATACAACAAACCGTTATTCTAGACACGCCGGAACAGATACTCTAATTGAAAAGCATGATACACGATATACACACAAAATACAAACAAATCGAGCATATGAAAGACTCGGACACTCCACGGGATACCAAATCGGTAGTTACAATAGTGTGGGTGGTAACAGTACAAACACAAATCCTATTTATGTGATAGGTGATAGTTATCGTCCATCTGATACATCTCTTGGTAATATGTATGGTATTGGATATTCACATGGTAACTTCACTTCAATACTCACGGGTGGGTGGGGTATGTATGTCGCATCGGATGGAGACGCGCGAATTGGCTTGAATGCCGAACATGGACACATTAAGTGTACGGGTTATGTCGACGCCGGTGGCCACATGAAAAATAACAATCCGTGCTTTCATGCACGTTCAAATGTTGCGCGTGGCGTGGGAGTTTATATTTTTAATGTACAAGAACTTGATAGCCATAATGCCTATAACCATACAAATGGTAGATTTACAGCCCCAATCGCCGGTAGATATGTATTCACAGTATGGGCTATAAGTCATCCGCATAACTATATGCTTCTAGAAATTAGAAAAAATGGATCTAGAGTATATAATGCTTCTCCATATACTTCGACGCAGTTATCAACCGTTACGGGAACCATAGTCATCAATCTCGCAGTAAATGATTACGTAGATGTGCGGATTGGGATTGGTACAGCATATGGTGGAGGAAATGATCACAATGGATTTTGCGGATATATGATAGGATAATTTTGTATAACAAATATATATGAGTTATATTAATTGTACCTGTAATTTGGCAGAGAACGAAGATGGTGGCGCTGTGTGTACTATTAATATGGATGTAGTGACATACAAATGTATGAAATCATTGGCGGCGAGTCCAGAAGACTGGATACATAATGCCGTGTGTAATCGATCGAGGCAAGAGGGTGACCGCATTTATAAAGCTGAATTGGAGCGACACATCGAAGCTGGTACGATGCCAGCGAACCCAACGAAGGAATCTCTCATCTTGGGCTATGAAATCCCAGTCATAGAATCGATTAATACTTTACCAATTACAGAATTGAGTAATACTTTACCAATTTCTAACTAAACACTTTCACCACGAATTGCTTCGCAACTCCACACCAAACCCATTTAATAATTCTCCCCCGATATATTAAATGGCCTACCTGCCACTATCACCATGGAACTCTGTAACGTTTGTTACAAAACCATCCAGACTAGGCACACCGACCCAGAGGAGTGGGTGAACAGTCTCGTGAAGAATAGCATTGAATACGGTGCAGAGTCCATTTATAAGCTCCAGCTCGAAAAACACCTCTCCGAAGGTACGATGCCCGCAGGTGCCACTAAGGAAGCCCTCATTCTTTCCTACGAACATGACCCATCTAGACCTTTGCCAGCATAGGAAAGTTCTATGAACTTGAACACTTAAAAATAAAGTCTTACTATAATATAAAATGTCTGGTGGTATTGCCCAACTCGTCGCCGTCGGTGCTCAGGATGTGCACCTCGTCGGCAAACCCGAAGTTAGCTTTTTCCGCTCAACTTACAAACGCCACACGAACTTTTCCCAAACTGTCGAACGTCAGGTGATCCAGGGGAACGTGTCCAACAATGGTATGTCTACTGTGCGCTTCGAGCGCAAGGGTGATCTCTTGGGTTATGTTTACCTCGTTCCCAACGACGGTACCAAAACTGTCGCGGTCGCGGATTGGACAACTATGATTTCCAAGGTCGAGCTTCTCGTCGGTGGTCAAGTCGTCGATGAACACGATTCAACTTTCTCAACCCTCATCGCCCCAACTCTCTTCGCTACAACATCAGCCAAATCTGTGTCAGGCGATATTTACGGTGGTGCGAGCAGTGAACGCTTCTACCCACTCCGCTTCTCTTTCTGTGAAAACTGGCAATCCGCACTTCCATTGATCAGCCTCCAATACCACGATGTGGAACTCCGCATCACGTGGGGTGCCAACGCCGCGGACGCCAGTAAGAAGTGGGACGTCTACGCGAACTACGCCTACTTGGATACCCAAGAACGTGAAGTTTTCGCGTCTCAACCACAAAACATGATGATGATCCAAGTTCAAAAGGCCATCGCCTCCGGTAACAAGATTCAAGAACTCAACTTCAACCACCCAGTGAAGTATTTGGCTTCGGCCGATACCGGCGCGTTGTCGATTCTTAACGACGACAACAAGCTCAAGCTTCAAATTAATGGTACCGATGTGGCTGACTTCAAGTTTGCTGATCCAAACTTCACCACTGTGCCACTGTACTATCACACCTCCAATGGTTCTTTGCCAGCCACCGCGAAGACTTTGTTCACGTACCCATTCTGCCTCGAGACTGGTAAGCTTCAGCCAACGGGTTCTCTCAACTTCTCGCGACTCGACTCGGCGCGCATCATCAACAGCGCTCGTGACTGCACTAAAGATATCTACGCCGTGAACTACAATGTCCTCCGCATTGAGAACGGTATGGGTGGTCTTTTATATTCTAACTAATTAATAAAACAAATGTGGAACGTAGTTTTCCTCCTCGCCATCGTTTTTGTATTGACGTACGATCCAAAATCCAGGACGCTTGAAAAGTTTGTGGGACAACCCACCCCACCAACTGAAAAGTCCTGTCAACCTACGCATTACGAAGCCGTACAATTCGCCCAAGCACCTTATGAATGCCCAGCCCCAGGCAAAGCACGCATGGGTGTTCTTACTTAAAAAGAAGAACTGTAAATAGTTTATAATGATGCAAATGGACCGTGAAACCCTCATGATGATCGCGACGATTGTGTGTATCGTGGGTGTGATGTTCTTGTTTAAGGAAATGAACAAGACGAAGACGGAAGTCGAAAACTTCCGTAACTTCTCGAATCATCTTATGCACCAGCTCACAGCGCAATTACCAGATGAAGATGAAGTTGAAGTTGAAGATGTGAACGAAAAAGGGGGGGAAAAAAGCGAGGAATAAACATATTCACTTATTATAACTTGCGAATGCGCAATGAAAAAATACAAGGCTATAGCGATCCCGGTAAGCTTTACTGACGATAAACCAAAATTTTTAACGGTGAGAGATCGCCGCTTCAAGGATTGGATTTTTGTCACAGGCGGTTGCCGAAGAAGAGAGATCTTTAACCCTTTACGTTGTGCTTTACGAGAGCTTGAAGAAGAGACGAGAGGTGTTGTATCCCTCAAGAGTGGTGAATATACTACATATAAATTTACAGTCAAAGAGAGTCCCACGGTTGACCTTGAATACAATGTTTTTGTATTTTTTGTGAATTACAAAAAGACCGAACAACAGACACTCGTCCGAAAATTTTACGAAGAAAAACAAAAAACAAACCTTAAAAAGATACAGAAACAACCAATAAAGAAAACATACGATGAAAATGATTACATGAGTTTTGATACTCTTGAAGAATTCAATACACGTAAACGATGGAAGCTTATAGTCGATAACGTCCTTAAAAATCCAGAATTTTACGCGTGTGTTAGTTCTTTAAATAGAAAAACCTTTTCTATAAAATAGAATGAAGTCCAAGGCTTATATTTTAATGCAAATTCGTCAACTTTTGGAATCGAATCGTGGTCTTTGCGACGAGGAGATTGAGGAGTGGATAGAAGAGAATAAAGAAAAAACTGTATACGAACTTTTAACCGTTAAGAAACACCTATCCGAGACGCTGGAGTTCCCGGATGTATCATGTATGTCGAGGTATAGAGAATAAAGTTTATACTAAGGTATGTTTAAAAGGTGGTGCGCCCAACAAAAATTTAACAATGCAACCAATCTATCACATGTGCTCATGGACGGTGGTGTCCTTTCCGTGCCTTTTGATAAATTGAACGACTTTCACGAAAAGTACATAGAGGCTGTCAAGTCGGGTGAAAAACTTTTCGTTGT